TGTCGGACGACCAGATCCGCGAACTGATCTCCGGCCGCAAAGCCATTCCCGGCGAGGAATCGCCGTGGGGAGAGTTCAGCACCGGCCTGCCCAAGGTGAAGATCGCGGGCGAACCGGACGTAGACGCGCTGAAAGCCGCCGCGGAGGTCCGGAAGCGCCAGAGGGAGAACGAGAAGTACTTCGGTGAGCAGGCCATCGCAGCCAGCGGCGCGGGCAAGACCGGCTTCGCGAAGGACATTGCGGATCTCAATGCAGAGATCGCGCGCCGCACCACGTACACGGATGATAAGGGAACCCACACGGTCGCACTCACCAAGGGCGCGTGGGACGCCATCATCGACCAGATGCAGAAAAAGCTCCAGGCGTTTAAGGAGCACTTCGCGCTCGAAAACAAGAAGGCCCTCGCGGACTACCTCAAGGACGAGGAGGAGGCCGCGCACAAGCAACTGGAGTGGGAGGCGCAGCGTTACCAGCAGCGCATTCAGAACGACACCGACATCGCGGAGAAGAATCTGGAGCACCTGCGCGACGTGTACGCCTTCGAGCAGGAGCGGGCGGGCATCGAGCGGGATGCGCGTCTCCGGCAGTTGGACGGCGTGGATGCGCAGACCATCCAGCAGAAGGTCGCGGTCGAGCAGCAGAAGGCGCAGATCGAGATCGACTATCTCAACCAGGTCCACGAGGTGAAGCAGGCGCTCTATGACATGGACACGCGCCGGATGCTGATGGAGGAGGAGTTGACGCTGAAGCGCCTCGGCTACAAGGTCGACGAGATCAAAACGCGGATCGCGGAACTGAGCGGGCAACGCCAGGAGATCCGCGACCAGGCGGATGAGGCGAACGACGCCGCGATCAAGGCGACGCGCGAGAACGCCTCGAACCGTTCGGTGCAGTTGGTGCGCCAGCACAACCAGCAGATTTTCGACTCGCTTAAACAGCAGGCGGGCGGCGTGTTCGACGCGCTCCTCCAGAAGTCGCAGTCAGTGTGGTCGGCCATTGGTAACTCGCTCAAGACCGCGCTCCTGACGGCCATCAAGGAGGTCGTCACGTCGCGGATCGCGGCCATGCTGATGCAGTTGTTCGCCGGCCAGAAGGTGTCGTTCGCGGGCGGCGGCTCGGGCGGCGTGCTGGGCGGGCTTGGTGGTCTCCTGGGGATCGGCGCGGTCCCGGTGTTCGCAGGCGCCGCGCCTGGCGGCGGCGTTGTTCCCGGCGTTACTCCGGGCACCACGCCTCCCTTCGTTCCTGGCGGCGGCGGGCTGACCTCGAAGGCCGGCGCGGCAAACTTGTTCAACTGGCAGAACATCAAGAACCTCGCCAGTTGGAAGAATCTTTACTCCGCGATGACGCTGGGCGGCGGGCTGATGATGCTCAGTGGCGTCCAGCGTGGAAGCGCACTCAGCACCATCGGCGGGGGCGCGCTCATGGGCGCGGGCATCGGCCTGTCCGGTGGTCCCATCGGCGCGGTGGGCGGCGCGGGTATCGGCCTGTTTGCGGACGCCATGCGGCGCGGCGGCGGCTGGGGAGTCGCGGAGGGCGCGGCGGGCGGCGCCATGTTCGGCTGGAACGTCGGCGGTCCTCTGGGCGCGCTCATCGGCGCGGGCGTCGGGGCCATCGCTGGCATCGTGCGGCTATTCGTGAAGGGCGCCGTCGAGAAGGCACGCCAGAAGATCAAGGATCTGTACGGCGTGGATATCTCCGATAAGGCGGTGCTCCAGCAGATCGTGGACATGGCCAAGCAGTCTTGCGGCGGCAACCTGGACATGGCGATCCGGACGCAGCAGGTTCGCGACCTGATCCAGTTGTACGCCATGAGCACGGGCCAACAGACCAAGAAAATGCCCGCCACGGTTCATCCGCTCGATCTGGTCCAGACGGGCGGGTCGCTCTACCAATCGCCGAATTACAATAACGGGACCTCACTCCCCGGCTTGGGCGGTCTGCCGACGCTCGACTCCATCGGCGGCGGCGTGGCCTCCGGCGCGCAGCCTATGGTGATCCAACTCGATGGCCCGGCGACCACGAGCCTCCTGCAAGGGCAGGCGGTGCGCGCCATCGCCAGCAACCCGCGCATCGTGCAGGGCGCGGTGATGAGCGCGTCGAGGTCCAACGCCGGCCGGCGGGAGTTGGCCAGCCTGCAACTCAGTCCTGGATTGGTGACCTCGTAATGCCTGGCTCCGTCGCCAACGCCGTACCGGCCACGGTGCTTCCTCAAGGCCTGTCCCGCGCATTCGTTCACACGCGCGAGTACCCGGTGATTGATAACGAGTACCGGAACGGGGAATCGCAGCGGTCGGTGCAGGCCGCTACCAGCAGGAAGAAGTGGACGCTCACGAAGCGGCTGTCGCCGTCGCAGTTGGCCACGCTCCGGGCGTTCTATGACGCGCGGGGCGGGAGCCTCGAACCGTTCTACTTTTACGATCCGTACGAGACGAACCCGAAGTTCTCGTACGACCCGACCGGCGCGGCGGTGACCGGCAGGTACACCGTCCGGTTCAACTCCGATTGGAGCCAGTCCGTCACGCCTGGCAGGTCGGACGTCCAGATCGAATTGATCGAAGTCGCTTAGCGCAAATCCCAACCCATGATCTTCATCAAGCCCGGCGTTCGCATTACCGGCCTCCGGCCGGAGATCCTGCTCGCGGCGGTTGCCGCGGAACGCGTGTACGAGGTAACTGGCCACGACCTGACCATCACGGCGTGCGTGGACGGTAAGCACATGGCCGGATCGCTCCACTACACGGGCGCGGCCATCGACGTTCGCACGCGCGACGTGCCCGCCGACAAACTTCAGACCATCCTGGCGAAGCTCAAGGAGTGTCTGGCTGGCGACTTCGACGTGCTGCTCGAAGGCGACCACATCCATATTGAGTTCCAGCCCAAGCAGAGTTTGACCAATGCCTGACACCATCGGCGACATCAGCGTTCCGGAGATCGCGGCCTCCGGCACGTTCCCCATCGTGCCCGAGTACCCGCACGGGCGCGCCAGCCACCCGGCCGTGGCCATCCACCAGTTCGGCTCCGGAAACGCGAAGATCGAGCAGCGGTTCCTGCTGGGCACGGGTGCCAAGCGCTTCACCGTGCGCCGCACGTGGATGAACGACGCGCAGCGGATCGCGCTCCGGAACTTTTGGGAGGCCAAGTACGGGCCGTACGGCGCGTTCACCTACAACGCGCCCAACGACGACGGCAACGGCACCACCGCTTACACCTGCCGCTTCGCCAATGAGCCTCTCTCCTGGGAGATGGTCGCGGATTGGGTGTGCTCGGTCGGCGTGACGCTCATCGAGATTCCGTCCAACCCGCCCACGTACGCGCTCAACTCGACCGTTACCCGCTTCCCGTCGCAGGCGCTCAAGGACGCTCTGCTGTCGCAGGTCCAGCAGGTTATCCCGCTGATCAAGATCCAGCCGTTGCAGCCCGGGTATCCCGCGATCTATGTCTCCGACCGGCGCTGCACGGTGGGCGGCCAACTCTATCAGGCGCGGCTGATCGACTTCGACGGCATCTCGCAGGGCATGGGCAACGAGTCCGACGACGCGTCCTTCACGTTTGGCAACGCCGACCGGGTGATGCGCGACCTCGCCAACGACGTGGACCTGTACCGCGCCGCCATCGAGTTCTCGCTGTTCCACGTTGGGCAGGGCATCAAGCTCGATCTGTGGAAGGGCGATGTGGTCAACTGGTCCCTCGACGCCGGCCCGGAGTTCAAACTCACGGCTTCCGATGGCCTCTACGAGTTGAATCTGCCATACCCAACGCGCAAGATCTCCCGCACGTGCTGGAAAGCGTTCAACTCGCAGGCGTGCCCGTACGCGCAGCACGGCGCGCTCGATCTGGTCCACTTCCCCGACGCTGCCGCGAACTCCTGCGACAAGAACTACGAGACGCCCAACGGCTGCCTCGCGCACGGGATGAAGAAGTACTACGGCGGCATCATCGCGGAACCGCAGGGCGTCCGGATCAAAGATAATTCCACCGGCGTCTGGGGCTTCGGCAGGAGCACGCTCACGAGCACGTCGCAGATCGCGGATTCGATTTACGACCAGGTGCTGCCGGAGGTGTACACCGACGTGGCCATGCCGGTGAACTGCAAGATTGCGGCGGGGCGCGATGAGAGCGACTTCTACGAGGCGTTGGGCATCGTGGGCGAAGGCCCGCTCGTGGCGTTCGACACCACCCACTACGAGGACAAGGACGGCGACGGCAACGCGGAGACGCTGGTCGGCCACACGCTCGACGGCCAAGCCCACCACGGCTTCCCGACCAACAACTACGGCCTCCGGCTGGTCCTTGGTTACGATCCGGCCGGCGCTACCGACTTCTTCTCGCTCGACCAATCGGGCGATCAGACGGGCGGCGACTTCCGGAAGGTGTACTCCGGCAACTCCACCTACAAGGACAACTTCGCGGCGGGCACGGCGTTCGTGGTGATCCGGAGGTCGGACTCGAAGGGCCTCCAACTCTCCAAGCCCGGCGACCACGCGATGATCGCGACGGTGTTGCAGGGCATGAGCGGGTGGGTATGGACCAGTCCGGGCGTCCGCGCGTACGGCCCGGCGCTCACCAACCCGGTGTGGATCGCGGTCAATATGCTGATGCGGGCGCGCGGCCTCCGGCTGGGTGCGGGCGCGACGACTGCGGAACTCGACGCAGCGGAGACCCTGTTCGACGTGCAGGCGGCGATCGACGCCGCAAGCATCTGCAACCAGAGCGTGACCAAGATGGTCGGCTCCGGCAGCGAGACGCAGTTCGTGTTCCGCGGCACGATCCAGGAGGAGAAGCCCCTGCGGGACTGGCTCCAGGAAGTCTTGATGAACTGCCTCGGTCATTACACGTTCGCGTTCGGGAAGCTCCGGATCGGCATCCGCGAAAACAGCAGCGTCGTCGAGGCGTTCACGGAGGGCAACATCGTCTTCCGCAGCCTGCAGTTGGCGCCGATCAAGCCCACATTCAACCATCTGACGGCCAACTTCGCGGACCAGGACTTCGCGTTCGTGAACAACAGCGTGGCGGTTTACGACATCGACCACGCCACGCAGATCGGCGGCGCGGGACCGATGTACCTGAAGTCGCAGGTCAACCTGTGCGGCACATCGACCAAGAGCCAGGCCGCGCGGATCGTGAGCACCCGGCTGCGCGAGGAGTTGGGCGGGATTAACGCGACGGAGTGGAAAAAGGCCCGCCAGATCGGGTTCAAGACCACCGTGCTCGCGCTCAACACGGAACCGGGTATGGTCTGCTCGATGACCCACGAGGACATGCCCGGTGGCTCCGGCGAGTTCCGGGTCGTCTCCTGGAAGCTCAACAAGGACTTCTCCATCGACGTGCAGGGCCGCACGACCACCGACAGCATGTACGACCTCGTGGCTGGCCCGAAGCCCGCCGACGTGGAACCGACGCCCGTGCCGGAGGAGATCCTGTACGACACCGGCGCGCCAGGATTGGTGAGCGGCACGCCGAAGCTCGCGGATTACGGCACGTTCGCCTTGGACGATATCGAGGTCGCGCCGGATGCGGCTGGCAACATGAACATCGTCTCGGCGCACGAGATCGCCATGTCGCTGTACTACGTGGACGAGTTGGCCGCGGATCTGTGGGCCAGCCTCGACGCCGCGATAGACAAAGACACCGACCCGGTAACGGTGGCTTGCACGGTGAACCCGGACACCTCGCGCGTGTTCCGGGTGGGCGACTTCGTGATGTTCAACGATGAACACCAGAACCCGGACGTTGGGTACATGCGTGCGTATGAGTGCATGCAGATAGTTGGACCCGGCAACGTGGGCGATGTGGTGCCGACCGGCGAGTTCCAGTTCGCGCGGCGGTGGGACGACGACCCGCGCCCCGGCATGGCCTGCTTCGAAACCCTGAAGTGCGCGCACCCGCAGGGG